CGGACAATGAAGAGGAACGTCAAGCTATCACCCAGCTTTTTGATAAGATAAATTTTGAGCAACTTATTTATTCTTGGTTACGTAATGGAAGAATCTTTGGTACATCCTATTTAGAATGGACTGGAGATAACTTAGTTTTACGTTCATCACAGAATATGTATGTTCAAAGAGATGAATCAGGACAGATAAAGTATTATTATCAAGATTTGGGAGACGACAAGGAGTCAGTTAGATTTGAAGAAGACGAAATTATCGAATACAAAAACAATCCGTTTGATGATTATGCCTATGGTTTATCTGATATACATCCTATCCTTTATCTCATTGACCTTAAAGATTATGCAGAGCGCGACATCGGTGCGGCTCTTAATAAATACGCTAATAGTCGTTTCGATATTAGTGCTGGTCTACCTGATATGCCTTATGGACCGGATAAAATCAATGAGATAGTATCTGCGTTTAATGGGCTAGAGCCGGGTGAAGATATCATTCACGGTAATGATATACAAGTAAAAGAATTACAAGGAACACAAAGAGCATTCGAGTATGGTAAATATACTGATGATATAATGAAGAAAATATCAATGGCTATGAAAGTTCCAATGACAATGTGGGATAAGCCAGAACAAGCACGTCCTATATTCGAACCATATGTAAGACATTTACAATCTGCTATCGAAGCATCTATTAATTCACAACTGATGCCTCAAGTAGGTTCTGGAGATGCCTTATTTAGATTCCGTCAAATGAACGTCGATGATGCTTTCTTAAAAGCTAAGACAGATATGATATACCTTTCTGAGGGAGTTCTTTCACCTCAAGAGGTCAGAATGGAAAGAGGTCTGAACCCAGATGGAGTGGTAGAACAGCAAGAAACCGCAAAGAACGCCAATGTATCCGGTGGTAGAGACCAAGATAAGACAGAAGAATCAGAAAGAACAGAGAACCGCGCTGGAAATAAACCAAGCGCTAATACTACGGGGGATAGAGAAGAATGAGCGATGAATATGAATACGAGCGCTGTTTAATAGACGTAGCAGCCACGCTTAAGAAACGTGGAACTGAAAACTACGAAAAGACTGCGGCTAAAATGTGCCGCATGAGGGTAGATGAAGTCAAAACTGAAAGAAGTTTTGCTATGGATTCTGCCGGGGACCGAGAAAGTAGGAGAATTTATGCTCCTGCTATTGGAGAGGTTACAAATACGGATGACTATATAGAATTCCCTGTAATCGCTATTACGTCGGGCCCCCATGACGAAGATGGTGACCAAAAGGTATTTATAGAACCATCCGTTCTGGAAGAGAACTTGAAAGCTTTTGAAACTCTTCCAGTGTATTATAATCATCAGAGAACCGACGATGACCTCTTAGGCACGGCTATCAACCCCAAAATTGTTGAGCTCGAAGATGGTAAGTCAGCAATCGAAATGTTGGCAAGAATACACAAAGAATCGGCAAAAGCAAATGAAGTGCTAGAGAAATTGGAGAACGGTAACATGACGCATGTCAGTATTGACTGGTTATCTAAAGACGTTGATGTCTTAGGAGAGCCTTTCGCAACTGATATACGCCCTGTTGAGGTGAGCTTCATTGATAATGAGACTCGCACACCCGTTTGTGAATCATGTACAATTGGAGAAGGAAAGGAATGTAACGAACACCGAGAATTCGGTGAAAAGGGTTCTGACTGTGGCTGTGGTGGTCACGATGATGAATCATGTGCCTGTGAAACACACGGGACACACAGCGAGGAAATAACTATGGCAGAAGAACAAGTTAAAACAGAAGACTCTGGAGCTGAAACTCTTGTAGAGCGTGAATTCGCAGCTATGAGAACGCAGCTTGAAGAGATGAAAACTTCATACGAAGAATTGAACGCCAAGCACGAAGACGCCCTCGCTATGATTACCAAATTTGAAGAAGTAGAATCAACAAGAGCAGAAGCAGAAGCAAAAGCTCGAATTGAGTCCTTCGTCAACACAATCATAGATAAAGAGGCTCTCTTAGGTTCAGTCAATGACGAAACCAAAGAGGCACGTGCTGAGGAACTCACTTCTTGGGATGAGGTTAAGTTAGAAGGTTTCTCTATCGCTATGGAGTCTATGCCTGTACCAGAAGAATCCGAAAGGACCTTCGGGAAAGGTAAAGCCCACAGTGATGAAGAACAACCAGTAGAAGCAGAAGCAGAAGAACAACCACGCATGTTTGCGATGGAAAACGGACGCATCGTTTTTACAGGAGAAGAAAAATAGGTGATGAAATATGGCAGCAGGAATTAACATATTAGTAAATGATGGTGGTGCACCATGCAGAATTATGAAGTTAGGAGACGCAGGAGCCGATATCGATGCAGGAACTATTGTTGAATACAACAGTAGTGGAAACATCGTAGTAGCTTCTGAAGATTTACCTTCATATTTGAACGCAGCAGTAGGTGTACTTTTCGTCGATGCTACAAGTGGAGACCCAGCCTCCGTTATAACCGGTAAAGGAGCCGTTGTTTTCTTAAAAGCAACAGGAACCATTGCCGCAGGAGCAGCTCTAGGTCACGACAACGCAGGTTTAGCAAAAGCTAAAACCTCAGCAGACGAAAGGTTCGCTATTGCTCTAGAAGCAAAGAGCGCTACCCACACAGATTTTGTCAAGGCTCTATTACTATAGGTATAAGGTGAAAAAATGGTTACAGCAAAAGAAGGATTAATGACATCCAATCTCAGTTCAACCGCAAACCGAGTACTTGTGGATTACAAAGACGCTATTCAAGACTACGCAGTCACGAATATGCCTGTAATTCAACAGTTCGCAGAGCGATTTACGACAGAGACTGGCGGCGACGTTGATATAACGTTCGCAAAACCTAGCATGGCGCTAGAACAGATAGAAGAAGGAGACACTCCAGCTTATCAACACACAGACTTGAGAAACGAAAGAATTTCAGTCAAAGAGTGGGGATTAGCAGTAGGTGTCACCAGACGTATGCTTGAAGACTCAAGATTTTCAGAAATGGAAATGGCTTTGAATGAAGCTAAAAGAGCAGTCGAGCGTCACGTAACACAACACTTCATTTATACAGTTTTCGGTTTATATAAAGCTGAATTCGGTACAGGTGTAAGTGGGGCAACAATTGTCAAGACAAATACAGAAGCACAACTAACAACATTCGCTAACTGTACCCACGGTGGTTTCTATGGGAAGACCCCAACCACAGGTGGAGACGCAGTACGAATATACGACTATGGTGAGTACAGCGCAGCAGATTTAGCTGCATTAGGAACCAACACTGGTTCTCACTACATACCATCAGCCGGTACTGGTTCAGCTACTGGTGACTTGGCATTAGCCGACATAACAACCGCAATGGAGTTAATTAACTCAAAAGGTGGAACAGCAGATACAATTATGATATCTCCTTCCCACTACAAAACTCTATTGAATATGGCTGACTTTACAGCCCCTTTCACAGCAAGTGTAACTAACGAAGCACACGCTACAAGCAAAGGTGGTTTGGATTATGTGAACAATGTTTCTAACAGCGGACTTGTAGGACAACTCTACGGTTTGAACGTTTACATGAACCACTACATACCAAAGGACCGTTACGGTGTCTTTGATATGAAGGTAAAACCTGTCGGATACGTCGAAAGACGTGGCTTAACCGTCGAAGAAGCAAACCCCGGATTCGGAATAACTGGAAGCTACATGACCATGAGATATGGTCTAAAAGTTATCAGACCTGAAGCTGGTGTTATTGTTATCGGCGAATAAAGCTAACTGTTCAGTACAACTGGTTTAAACAATTTGGTATGGGTGCCACCAATAGAACAAGGCACCCAAACATGATAGGAGATTAACATGGTCAAAAAGAAAGCATACGGTCTAGAAAATGAGAAACTAGCAGGCAACAAGCCAATGATAGGGCAGCCAATGGTCTTAGATGACAGATTTATCTCTAAACAATATATTAAAGACAAAACAGATGCAAAAGTTGATGATACAGCTTATGGCTCTTCTTGGGATGCAGTAGATGATATTGCACCAAGTAAAAACGCACTTTACGATTATTTAAATTCTTTAACTCCTTCTTCAGACATGTGGACTAAGAAGGAAGATACAACTGATACTAATATCAGAGCATATAAAACAGGCAATTATGCTATTGGCCCAGCTAACTTTACTTCAGACAGTGATTGGGAAAAGCTCTATGTAGCAGGCAATATTAAAGCTACGGGTAACTTTATTATGGCTTCTGAAGGGAGCAAAATAGGGCCAAGCTCTGGTGAGCTCACATTACATAGCACAGATGGAGCCTTATTACCAACCAAGTTTATGATAGGTACAGGAACAGCAAGTGTTCCATTAGAAATATCATTAGCTGGTTCTTCTCCTACTACTACTGACGGTACAGGTATAATACAAGCAGGAGCTGATGGAGCAGCCAATCTTGGAATTGGTGCAGACAAAATACAAGCAAGAGATGGTAGCACAGCAGCTGCCGAATTAAAATTAAATACTAGCGGAGGAGCAGTAACGATAGGTTCAAATGGAGCAACTACTACTATTAGTGGAAACTTGAATGTAGTAGGAACAGCTACTACCACTCTATCCGAAACAGTTAATATTAAAGATTCTAACATATTATTGAATTCTGATTTAGCTTCTGATACAGCGCCTTCAGTTAATGCAGGTATTACAGTAGAAAGAGGAAATGCTACAGATTCACAAATTATATGGAATGAGACTGACGACAAGTGGCAAGTTAATG